AAGTGTTTTCCTCCAAATTGAAAACATTCTCTAAGAGCACTTTCCAAAACTGTCATTAATCTATCTACTTCACTAAATTTTGATGGACCCCACATTACCATTTCTTCTAGGATACCTTCTTTAAGTGGACCTTTGTAGTAATTATCTGTATCTAAAACAAATCTTCTTGACAAATAAGTTGCTTCACTCCAATCATACCATCTTGGTAATGGTGCTGTTTTAACTGTTCCTGTGTATTTTAATCCAAATGGTTTAAGAAATCTTTCAACATCATGCATATCAAAATCTGGATCTTTTTCATTAACACAATATAAATGATCATCACCAAAAGTTGAGCAATTGAGAAACACTTTATCTGCTTTTTCGAGAGCTTCTTCTTTGCTGAAACCTTTTTCTAGATGTACTTTTGCTGCTGTATATGCTAATCCAGTTGCTGTTACTATACAATTACTAACAGTTGTCATAAATTTTCCTGATGGATTTCCACAAGTTTCGTATAAAATGTTACAAGCAAGATGAATTACATTTAAATTTAATGCTTTAATAAAATAATTATGTGCATTCATTTCTTCACTTCCTTCTTCCCAACCATACCAATCTGAAACTACTTTACTGTGATTCAAAGCTACAAATTCAGATATGCTTGCATCTAAAGTACTAATATCTCCAGCAATAACTTTACTTGTATCAATTCCATAAATGCTAAGTCTTTTAATTAAATTGTGCCAATCCTTTGATTGTGGATCAATTCCAAGTTCTACAAACCCACGGGTTGATCTCCATTCAAGTATGTTGCAATAAAAAACACCATATAATTTTCTTTCACATAGTAAATATTCTAAAGGTTGTGGACCCATTATTCTTCCTTTAAGTATCCATTGAACAGTACCATCTTCATTTAATTGAAAAATCTTTTCTTTTGGCAATCTTTCATCTTTAACAAAATCACATATTATATGTTCATGTATATCATCATATTCTTCAACTCCTGTTATATGTCTCCAGGTTTTTTCATAACGTACTTTGAATTCTGGATCTTTGAAGTATTGTTGTTGTGTGAAGTTATCAACTCCAATAAATTTATTTTTTCCTTTTTCTTTGTTGTAACGAATATTTTCTGGGTATCCTGAGGATGTTGGTAATTC